AAACACTAATACAAGAACTAAAAGCAGAAATAGAAATATTAAAAAATAAATAATTATCTTTGTAAAAATATTAAACTATGGCAAATTTTTATAAATGGACAGTAAATCAAATGAATGCTCGTATCGAAGAAGATGGGAATCAAAACGTAATATACACAGTACACTGGACGTATACCGCAAAAGACGACAAAGATCCGCAATATACCGCTAGTCAAATTGGAACTTACTCTTTACAGTATGATCCATCAACTCCTTTTGTACCTTATGAAGATGGGGAAGGGTTTGAGAATATAGTTGTTAGTTGGTTAAAAGCAGGGTTGCCTGTTAGTGAAATGGAGTTAAGTTTATCTAAACAAATAGATTTAGAGAAACATCCTATAGATGAAGATTTATATTTTACATGGGACAATCCTAGTCCACCAGCACCACCCGAAGAATCATAATTATTTACTATATTTGTAACATAAAATTAATCTTTAAAATAAATTAAAATGAGTCAAATTAAATTAACAGAACAAGAACTAAAAAGAATCCAAGATTTAAACCAAGATTTTACTAAAGCAAAACTAGAAATTGCTGATAATGTCTTAAGACAACAACAAGCATTAAAACAGTTAGAAGATCTTAGAGTTACTTTTGGAGTTGAAGAAAAAAAATTAGCTGAAACTTACGGAAAAGATGCAATCATTGATTTAGCAACAGGAAATGTTACTAAAAAAGATGACGTAGAAGAGGCTGAAGTAGTTAAATAAATTATATATGGCAAGAATAAGTAATACTACGGCGTACTCAAGCATAATACCTGCATTGTCGGATTACTTTGTGCTAACAGATTCAGAAAATAATTTAAACACAAAGACTTGTACGTTAGAAAACCTACAAACTTTATATGGCTTAAGTGAGACTGTTATTACAGTAGCAGTTAGTTCTACTTATTTAAAAGTAATAGCAGCACAGCCTTATACATTATTAGCTCCTCCTGGTGACGGCTATGTTTATAATGTAAGTGGTATTGTAAGCTTTATGCTTCCTGGAGGCGAGGCTTTTGATTTTGTTAATACACTTAACATTACACAGGGAACTATTACTGAGGCGTTGCCGTTGTTTTTATTAAATGCAACAACAAAAAAAGTATATAAAAGCGACCCTTCGCCATCGGAATTTATTCCAGAAAACGCTGGATTAATTTTAAACGGAATATCAAGTCCAACAGAAGGTACGGGAACTTTATATATAAATATTACATATAGAAAGCTAAAATTAGATTCTACATTTTAATTAAATGGATATAAGAAAGATTTCAATAGGAGCAGACTATAAGTCTGGAGCTATGCATTATATAGTTGGCCAAGATGTGCTTGGGGGCTCTTATGTTATCCATTTAATACAACACGACCCATTATCAGAATCTTACAAAATTTGGATTGAAAAAAACAAAGAGCTTTTATTATGGAAAGAATTTAAAATTACCCTACCTATATCATTAGAATATAATATTAATTTCTAATGAGATCTCCTTTCTCATTTATTGTTCGTCCTGTTGATGGTAGAAGGTATGACAATATAAAGACAATAGCCGATGTAGATTTTTTATTAAGTGTTTCTAAAGAAGACCACATGGCATCTAATCGTTATGCACAAGTGGTATCCACTCCATTAAGTTATTCTGGCGACATTAAAATAGGGGATATACTTTTAGTTCATCATAATGTTTTTAAATATTATAACGACATGTATGGGCAAGAGAAGAGTGGTAAAAGTTTTTTTAAAGAAGATTTATTCTTTATTGATTTTGATCAGTTTTTTTTGTATTATAATAATGAGGAATGGAAAAGCCATTCTAAGTATTGTTTTATAAAACCTATTCCTCCTAAAAAATCTTTTTTAGGAAAAACAGGAAAAGAAGAGCCTCTTATGGGCTTGGTAAAATACAGTAATGAAGAGTTAAAAAACTTAGGTGTTAAAGTAGGAGATGAAATATCTTTTACTCCAGAATCTGAGTATGAATTTTATATAGAAGACGAAAAGCTATATAGAATGTTTACAAATAATATAACTATGATTATGTAAATGAATATAAAAGAAATTAAGGAAGAAATTATAAAGGCTGGTGAAAAAGCTGTTTTACAATTAATTAAAGTAGCTAAAGAAGATATTATAAAATACGATAAGGATGATGAGTTAGCTGCTGATAGATTAAAAAACGCTGCTGCTACTAAAAAATTAGCCATCTTTGATGCTTTTGAAATCCTAAAAAGAATAGAAGACGAAAGGCAATTATTAGATGGGGTAGATATTAATAAAAATAATACACCAAAAGGATTTGCTGAATCAAGATCTAAATAACTTATATACTACACTAACTAATGTAGTTCCAAAAAATGTTTTATCTACAAAGAATAAAGCAAGAACCTGGATTTACGGATATAATGAAAAATATAATTTCGTTGTTATATCTAAATCTGGTCAGATAGGAGATGTTATAGATATAAATGGTCTACATATTGCGTTACCTAAACCTCCTATTAAAACTTATTCTAGATCAAAAAATAAAGAAGATCAATACTGGCATACTCAAGAAATAGATAAAGAATTAAAAAGAATACAGTCCATATTTCAATGGCATGAAACACCAATACAATTTAAAAATAAATGGGTAGATTATATTGAGCAAGAGTTTGATAAAAGGGACGAAGGTTTTTGGTTTATGAATAATGGTGTTTCTACTTATATTACAGGAACTCATTACATGTATTTACAATGGACAAAGATTGATGTTGGTCATCCAGACTTTCGAGAAGCTAATAGATTATTTTATATTTTTTGGGAAGCATGTAAGGCTGACAAGAGAAGTTTTGGAATGTGTTATTTAAAAATAAGGCGTTCGGGATTTTCTTTTATGAGTTCATGTGAAGGAGTAAACACGGCTACTATAACTAAAGATTCAAGGGTTGGTATATTATCAAAAACTGGAGCGGATGCAAAGAAGATGTTTACAGACAAGATAGTTCCTATATCTAACAATTATCCTTTCTTTTTTAAACCCATACAAGACGGTATGGATAAGCCTAAAACAGAATTAGCTTATCGTGTCCCCGCTTCTAAGATTACTAAGAAGAATATGTATACTGTTAGTGAAAATGATTTAGAAGGCTTAGATACTACTATTGACTGGAAGAATACATCTGACAACAGTTATGATGGTGAAAAATTACAATTATTATTACATGATGAAAGTGGTAAATGGGAAAGGCCAGAGAATATATTAAACAACTGGCGTGTAACTAAAACATGTTTAAGGTTAGGTAGTAAAGTTATTGGAAAATGTATGATGGGGTCAACCTCAAACGCATTAGATAAAGGGGGTAGAAATTTTAAAGATTTATTTGAGTCATCTGATTGTCGAAATAGAAACTCTAACGGACAAACAAAAAGTGGATTATATAATTTATTTATTCCTATGGAGTGGAATATGGAAGGGTTTATTGATATGTATGGTATGCCTGTTTTTAAAAATCCAGAAAAACCTATTAAAGGAATAGATAAAGAACCTATAATACAAGGAGCTGTTGATTACTGGTCAAATGAAGTTGAGTCTTTAACTTCAGATCCTGACGCATTAAATGAATTTTACAGACAGTTCCCTCGTACTGAATCGCATGCTTTTAGAGATGAAAGCAAGCAGTCGTTATTTAATTTAACTAAAATATATCAACAAATAGATTATAATGATTCTATAAATATGGGTCATTATATGACGCAAGGAGGCTTCCATTGGAAAGATGGTATAAAAGATTCTAAAGTAATATGGAGCCCAAATAAAAGAGGAAGATTTTTTGTAACTTACATTCCTAAAACTACTCTTCAAAACAATATTATTACGAAGGGTGGAAAGATGTATCCAGGAAATGAACATATTGGATCATTTGGCTGTGACTCTTATGATATTTCGGGAGTTGTGGTGGGTAAAGGTTCTAACGGAGCTTTACATGGCTTAACTAAGTTCAACATGGATGATGCTCCTAGTAATGAGTTTTTTTTAGAATACGTTGCTAGACCTCAGACTGCTGAAATATTTTTTGAAGAAGTATTAATGGCGTGTATTTTTTATGGCATGCCAATATTGTGTGAAAATAATAAACCTCGTTTATTGTATCATTTTAAGAATAGAGGATACAGAGGCTTTTGTCTAAATAGACCGGATAAAACTTATAATAAATTGTCTAAAACTGAAAGAGAGCTAGGGGGTATTCCAAATTCATCGGAAGATGTTAAGCAATCTCACGCTTCTGCTATTGAGTCATATATTGAGAAATATGTAGGATTAGACTTTGAAGGTGATTATAGAGAAAAAGATGATATGGGAAGTATGTATTTTCAAAAAACATTAGAAGATTGGGCTAAATTTGATATAACAAACAGGACAAGGTTTGATGCCGCTATTAGTTCAGGACTTGCAATTATGGCAAATCAAAAACACCTTTATACTCCTGTTCAAAAACAATCAAAAATAAGCATTAACTTTGCAAGATATAACAACAAGAACTCAGTAAGTCAATTACTTAATAAATGAAAGAAGTAACAATAGATATTCAGGCTGCTGCATTTCCAGATCAATTCGTTTCCGATGCTACAAAAGATACTGTAGAGTATGGATTACAAATAGGTCAAGCAATACAATACGAATGGTTTAGAAGAGACAGCGGCTCATGTAGATTTTACAATCAATGGGGTGAGTTTATGCGATTACGTTTGTATGCAAGAGGAGAGCAGTCCGTAGCAAAATATAAAAATGAATTAGCAATAGATGGGGATTTAAGCTATCTTAATTTAGACTGGTCACCAGTCCCTATAATTCCAAAGTTTGTAGACATTGTCGTAAATGGCATGTCAGACAGACTTTTTAAGGTTAAGGCTTATGCTGAAGATGCATTGTCAGCTGAGAAAAGAAATGAGTTTCAAGAAATGATAGAAGGAGAAGTTTTAGCCAAACCTTTATTTCAACAAATAGATCAAGACTTTGGAGTTAATGTGTTTCAGTCTAATGAAGACGAATTACCAGAAAGCGATGAAGAAATGGAGCTGTTTATGAATATGAAATATAAGCCAGCTATTGAAATAGCCCAAGAAACAGCTATAGATACTTTAATGTCTGAAAATCATTACAATGATATTAGAAGCAGGGTAGATTATGATTTAACAACAATAGGCATAGGTATTACAAAACATGAGTTTCTTCTAGGGTCAGGAGTAAAATTAGATTATGTAGATCCAGCTAATGTTGTTTATAGCTACACAGAAGACCCTTACTTTAAAGATTGTTTTTATTGGGGAGAAATTAAAACAGTTCCTATGACGGAGCTTATTAAAATTGATCCTGATTTAACAAATGAAGATTTGAATCAGATTGCTAAATACAGCCAGTCGTGGTATAATTATTTTAACACTTCACAGTTTAATGAAAATAGCATGTTTTATAGAGACACTGCTACGTTAATGTATTTTAATTATAAAACAACACATTCGTTTGTGTATAAAAGAAAGAGATTAGCAGATGGAAGTTTTAAAACTGTAGAAAAAGACGATCAATTCAATCCACCGCAAGAAATGATGGATGAAGGGAAATTTGAAAAAATAACTAAACGAATTGATGTTTGGTATACTGGAGTTATGGTTATGGGAACTAATATAGTTTTAGAGTGGAAGCTTGCAGAAAATATGGTAAGGCCAAAATCTTCTAATCAGTTTGCTATGCCTAATTATGTGGCTGCTGCTCCTAGAATGTATAAAGGAGGATTAGAATCTTTAGTTAAAAGAATGATTCCTTTTGCAGATCTTATACAAATAACTCATTTAAAAATACAGCAAGTGGTTGCAAGAGTTGTGCCAGATGGTGTGTTTATAGATGCGGATGGGTTAAATGAGGTAGACTTAGGAACTGGAAACGCTTATACTCCTGAAGATGCATTACGATTGTATTTTCAAACTGGTAGTGTTGTGGGTAGGAGTTATACTCAAGATGGTGAGTTTAATAACGCTAGAATCCCTATTCAACAACTTACAGCTAATAGCGGTGCAAGTAAAATGCAAATGTTAATTGCTAATTATAATCATTATTTAGATATGATTAGATCAGTAACAGGATTAAACGAAGCTAGAGATGGCTCAACGCCTGATCCTAATTCTTTGGTTGGTGTTCAAAAATTAGCAGCTTTAAATTCTAACACAGCTACAAGACATATTTTACAGGGTAGTTTATATATTACTAGAACAATAGCAGAGTGTTTGTCAATAAGAACGGCTGATATATTAGAGTATGCTGATTTTAGAGATGAGTTTGCTATGCAAATAGGGAAATATAATTTAAAATTATTAGAAGACATTAAAAATCTTTATCTATATGACTTTGGTATTTTTATAGAAATGGCCCCAGATGAAGAGCAGAAGGCTATGCTTGAGCAGAATATTCAAATGGCATTATCTCAAAAAGATATTAACTTAGAGGATGCTATTGATATTAGAGAGATTAACAATCTTAAAATGGCTAATCAATTTCTTAAATTAAAACGTAAGAAAAAACAAGAAGCTGAACAACAACAAAGGCAGCAAGAGCAACAAATGCAAGCGCAGATGCAAATGCAAGCACAGCAAGCAAAATCACAAGGTGAAATGCAAAAGATTCAAATGGAGTCTCAAGCTAAAATTCAATACAGACAAGCGGACGTGGCTTTTGAAATTGAAAAACTTAAAAATGAAGCTGAACTTAAAAAACAATTGATGCAAATAGAATTTAATTTCCAGATGCAGCTTAAAGGTTTAGAGCAATCAAATTTAAGTCAAAGAGAGCAGGATCGAGAAAAAGCAAAAGACCAAAGAGTAAGCCAGCAATCGACAGAACAATCAAAATTAATAGAACAGAGAAAAAACAACTTACCTCCTATTAGCTTTGAGTCAAACGAAGATAGTCTAGATGGCTTTGATTTAGCAGAGTTTGATCCGAGATAGGCTAAAAAAATGATGTAAATATTGTTTAACTTTATTAAAAATTTAATTAAATGGAAATAAAAGTAAAAGACCTAGGATTGGTCGAAGAAAAATCCCGTGCTGAAGTTGAAGAACAACTTTTAAAAAAGCATGAAGAAAAGTTTGAAGACACTCCAAGGCAAGAATTTTTTGCTGAAAAAGTTAATACAAGCGAACCTGTTCAGGAAGAAAATACTGAACCTGTAGAAAATAAAACTCCGTCATTAGAGTTAAATGATGACAACGTTCTTTCTTATATTAAAAATAGATATAACAAAGACATTAATTCGGTTGATGAATTGTTTGCGGAAAAAGAGGCAAACGAAGAGTTACCAGAAGATGTGTCTGCGTATTTAAAGTACAAAAAAGAAACCGGTAGGAACATACAGGATTTTTACAATTTGCAAAAAGACTATGATTCTATGGATGATGATTCTGTACTTGCTAGCTATTACTCTACAACTGAAGAAGGTTTAGATGCAATAGATATTCAAGATATTATTGAGGATAAGTTTGACTTCGATGAAGATGTTGACGATCCAAAAGATATTAAGAAAATTAAGTTAGCGAAAAAACGAGAACTTGCGAAAGCTAAAAAGTTTTTGAATGAACAAAAAGATAAATATAAAATTCCTCTTGAGTCAAGTGGGGGTGGATTGTCTGCTGATCAACAAGAAAATTTAAATGCTTATAAAAGTTATATTGATAAATCTAAAACTACGCAAGAGCAAACTAAAGAAAGGTATAATTATTTCTTAGATAAAACCAATGAGGTTTTTAACAATGATTTCAAAGGTTTTGATTTCAATATTGGTGAAAATAATTTTACTTATAAGCCAGGTACGGCTGATGAGCTTAAAAACGTTCAAAAAGACGTTGCTAATTTTATCAACAAGTATATGGATGACAAAGGATTAATATCGGATGCAAAAGGGTATCACAAAGCCTTATCTGTTGCTATGAATCCTGATAAATTTGCTCAGTATTTTTACGAACAAGGTGTTTCAAATGCCGTAGATAATGTTTCTAGAAAATCTAAAAATATTAATATGGATATAAGACAGGCTCCGCAATCCGTTTCTAAAAACGGAATGAAAATAAGGCCAGTTGGAAATACAGATAGTGGAAGAGGACTCAGAATTAGAAGTATTAAAAAAAGTTAAACTAAAAAAATTAAAAAACAATGGCAGTAAATTTAACCCCAGGTTTTGACTTACAACCAAGTGCACAACAAGTGCCTGTAAGTACAAACTACATTACTAACTTTAATTTCTTGAATCAGTATCTACCAGATACTTATGAAAAAGAATTTGAAAGGTATGGTAATAGAACAATTGCATCTTTCCTTAGAATGGTAGGTGCTGAAATGCCTTCAAACTCTGACCTTATAAAATGGGCAGAACAAGGTAGATTACATGTGAAATACACAGGATGTACTTCAGGAGCAGCAGCAGCAGCTGTAGAGGGCACTTGGACTATTCCCAACGCTAACTTTAATCCAGCGCTAGGAACACAAAACACATCAGCTTTAAGAGTTGGACAAACAGTTATGATTAGCGATAACACTCCAGGATCTTCTTTATCTAACAAAGGTATTGTAAAAACAGCATCTACGGCGGGTGGAGCTCAAACAGTAGTTATAGCTTACTATGAAGCAGCTGGACAAGCTGTTGCGATAGGTATATCGTGTGATATATTTATATATGGATCAGAATTCAATAAAGGAACAAACGGAATGGTTGGTTCTAACGAATCTGATGACTTAATTTTCCAAAACAAACCAATTATAATCAAAGACAAATATTCTGTTTCTGGTTCTGACATGGCTCAGATTGGATGGATTGAAGTAACAGGTGAAGACGGCGTAAGCGGATACCTTTGGTATTTAAAGTCTGAGCATGACACAAGATTAAGATTTGAAGACTATTTAGAAGCAGCAATGCTAGAAGCAGTACCAGCAGCAGTTGGATCTGGAGCAGCAGCCCTTTTACAAGGAGTAGCTCCTGGAGCAACTTTAGCAAACCTTAACGGTTCTGATGGTGTATTCTTTGTAGTAGGAAACAGAGGAAACGTTTGGGGCGGTGGTAACCCACAAGTTCTTAGTCAGTTTGATAGCATTATCCAAAGATTAGATAAGCAAGGATCAATTGAAGAAAATGTAATTTTCGTAAACAGAGAATTCTCTTTTGATATTGACGATATGCTTGCTGCTCAAAACTCTTACGGAGCGGGTGGTACATCTTATGGTCTTTTTGACAATGATAAAGACATGGCTTTAAATCTTGGATTTACAGGATTTAGAAGAGGTTATGACTTTTACAAGTCTGACTGGAAATACCTTAACGATCCTACAATGAGAGGTGACGTTGTTGGTGGAGCAATCAATGGTCTATTAGTACCAGCTGGTTCAACTACTGTATACGATCAAATCTTAGGTAAGAATGCTAAGAGACCTTTCTTACATGTTAGATATAGAGCTTCAGAAACTGAAGACAGAAGATACAAAACTTGGATTACTGGTTCTGCCGGTGGAGCAAGAACTTCTGACTTGGATGCAATGGAAGTAAACTTCCTATCTGAAAGAGCTGTATGTACTTTAGGTGCAAACAACTTCTTCTTATTCCAAGACTAAATTGTTACATAAATTTTACCCTCGTTTTAAAGACGAGGGTAATATTTATTATTATTAAATTAAATTAAATTATATTATTATGAAAAAAAACACTACCCTAGTAACTAAAGCATATAAATTAATGAGAGAAGAAAGACCTCTCGCTTATATGTTATCCTCAAGACATTCAATTAGATCTCCTTTATTATACTTTGACGAAGAGCAAGGTGTTAATAGACCTTTAAGATATGCAAGAAACCAGAAAACTCCATTTGAAGACGAGCAGGATGGGAATGCTATATTAGAGCCTATTGTATTTGAAGACGGAATGTTGGTGGTTCAAAGAGAAAATCAAGTGCTTCAAAAGTTTTTACATTATCACCCAGGAAATGGAATGGTATTTGTTGAAATTGATAAAGCTAAAGATGCTAGTAAAGAATTAGAGTCTGTTGAAAAAGTATTAGACGCACAAATATTAGCTAAAAATTTATCTACAGAAAAATTAATATCTATTAGTAGAATTTTAATGGGAACTTACGCTAACAACATGACTATTCCTGAATTAAAAAGAGATATTTTAGTATATGCTAAAAACAATCCAGATGAGTTAATTGAAATTATTAATGACCCTTTGTTAGAAATACAAAATGATATTAGAGAGTTTTTAGATAAAGGTTTTATAGCGTTTAGAAACAGTCAAAGAGATGTTTATTATAGCTTACCTAACAATAAAAAGAAAATGCTATCCGTACCTTTTGGCGAAGATCCATATAGCGCAATTACTTCTTTTATGCAAAGCAATGAAGGTTTAGAAGGATACAAGTTCTTGCAGAATCGCTTAAAAAAAGATTAATTGCTTATAAGGAAAATTTTTCTTAGATTTACAACGTTAACCACTCAAATGTTTAACGTCATCAGTTTTTTACGAAACTGTAAATCTAAGGCTACTTGCTTTCTTCGGATGGTAAACAGAAATCCACCTCTAAAAAAGGTGGTTTTTTTTTGTTATCTTTGTGCTTTATTAACCCATTAACATTATTACTTATGGAAAAGTTTA